GGGAATACTCGTTTTTTATCTTCGATTACTAGATCACGGTATTCATCAAACTCATCTTCACTGAATTGGAATATATTATCATAGATCCAATCTGAAGGTAATAGGTTAGTATCTTGAATTGATTTAGCTAGGTCAACTTTTTCTTTCCACAATGCAACTTTTTCTTGTTCATAGATGATTGACGGAACAGTTAACGATAATTCAAAGTTAGCCAATGATTCACCTTCATATCCTTGAACATATAAATGTACTAATGCCATTTTATATAGCTCAGATAAAGCAACACGTTGAATACGTTCAACTGTACGAGCAAATCTAATATCTTCAGCAGCTAATGTAGCTTTACCTTGTAGATCTTTTTCAAATCCAAAATATGCTTTTGGTATCTTAAGCGCAGCTAACATTTCATCACGTAGGAATACTACGTCTTCAATTCCACCATATTCTAATCCTTTAAGAGTATCAATTTTAGTTGCTGTATCATTTCCACGAGTTGGAAGATAAAAATCTTCCATCATGTTTTGTAAATTATAACGCAGATTATAATCGCCAGTTTGATGATCCATGTATGGAGTTTTCTTCATCTTTTGTATTATCTTCTGCATATATGCATCAACTTCATGTGGTGGTATATTACCAACATTTACAGTGAATACACGTTTTTCTGGGGCGCGAGTAATACGATGTAGCAACATCGCATCTTTCATTAGCACATATTGCTTATATGTTTTACGAGCAGGCTCAATGTATGAACGACCATAAGGTAGATAGTTAGCATCTGTTAATAGTCTAAAGTGAGCTATTTCGTAGTTTTCAAATTTAATTTTACCATCTCTATCTTTAACACGTGAACTAATACCACCAGCAGCGATTACCATTGGATCGATTCTAAAACATACGTAAGATGGATTTTCAGGATTTTGTCCTTCTTCACGAACCATATCATATACTGATAATGGTGTTACATTGTAAATACCGAATTTTTCAGCAATTTCCATATGTAAATAAAAATCACCATATTTACACATGTTTCTAATCCACAACCATAAATTAAATTCAATATTTAAAACATCGTAAAATAAATTATATAAAATACGTTGAATATTTTCATCAGCACTTCTAATCTGTAATACTTCACCCATTTCATTTTTAAGAGTAGATTCATCTGAGATGATATCTAAAGTAGAAGCAATGATAGAATCTGTATCCATTGCTTCATAGTCAGTGTATAACTGAATACGAAGTGTTTGGTAGTTCATCGTTGGGTTATATGGCATATTAGCGCCATAACGATGAAGTTTAGTAAATCTATCTATAAGTGCGTTGGTTTTTACATTACCAAAGGATTGGATTTTGTCTACATCTATTACCTTTAGTTGACTACCACCTACATTTCGTATGATTACATCAGTACTAAATAAGCGTGTTAATCTATTAAATAAACCTGGTTGGTTATCTGCCATTATGTTGTTTTATTTATATGTATAAATATTTATTATCCTAGTATCCATGATGCATCTTCAACTCCCCCACGGCCATCATTCATCGAAAATGGATTTGATTGTCCACTAGGTAGTAATGGACCCATTTCATAGCTAGTTCTAGTAATATTAGATACCATCGCTCGATTCAGATCCATTCCTTGTTCGTAGAATTTCATTGCTGTGTCTCTTGTGAATAATCCTATTCCTAAAGACATTACTAAGTCGTCATTATATCCGTTTTGTGCTTGAGCCTTACCGTGTTGCCAAATAAACACACGTAATTCTTCTAACAAACGTTTAGAACGAAAAGTAAAAGCCTTCTCACGAATATACGACTCCATTTTTGCTACAACAAGAGGTCTTGTTTTAGCAGATGTGGTAAAACCAGGAACTGTTTGTTCCTTTTCCATTTTATCCATCCATTTATCTATATGCATTTCACCATAAGCACGAGGTGAATAATATAATTTTTGATATCCTTTTTCTATAATTGTATTAATTACATCCCATCCGATATTCGCATTTTCCACCACAAGCAAAGCATTATTATACTCAGTAGCAACAGAAACGAGCATGTTTCCAAAAGTGCGCGTGTCGATCTGCGATTTATATTCTGCCACTTGCTCACAAGTTGTCGCATCAATGATATGGAAAGCAGAAAAGTCGCTACTATCTCCACGAGCAACATCAGCACATACAATATACTGCTTACTATAATCAGGATACTGCCAAATCCAAAAGTCGCCACCCATAAAGCGGCGCTCGACAGGATCTTGTACAAATGTTTCTTCATAAAATGATAATAAGTCGGGTTCGATTACTGAGTTACCAGATCCTAAAAAGTCACAGTCGTATTCTTGAGCAAACTCACGAGGTGACATATTTGTTCTTTCTCTTTGCTCCCAGGATTCATCTCTATCTGGGTGTAAATTCCATCTTAGTTTAATTGCTTTGAAGTCATTTTTACCTATTTCAGCTTCAGCATACATTCTATGAAACCAATTACCAACCCCATTTGGAGAAGATAACGCAATGATACCCCCACCAGTTGCAATTGTAGGTTTAATACTTGTATATATTTTATCAATACCTTCAATAAACGCAGCCTCATCTATCAATAATAAAGATACTGCGTAGGATCGACCTGCATCTGATGCAGCTGATGTGGCAACTATTTGAGAGTTATTGGATAATTTTAATGATAATTTATTATCTGATACGGGTTTTTGATTACCTTTTAACCAGCTAGGTAGATTATTGTACATAAACTGTACCTTTTCAACCATTCCTTTGGCAGTTTCTTGCTTAGTTGCTATACAAAGTACTGTTTTATCTTTATTAAACAACATTGTCCACAATGAATATCCTGCAGATAGTGTTGATATACCTAATTGTCTTGATTTATTAATGATACTAAATCGATTATTTCTAAAATCATTTAATACATCTTCTTGAAATGGATATAGATGGAATAATACTCTTCCCTTAATTGGGTGTGTAATATAACAGTATTTACGGAAAAAATGTACAGGATCAGTAGCGCACTTGATATACTCCTGCTTTATTATTTCTTTAATATTAGCTTGACTCATGTATATAAATATATAAAGAAAACCCGACCTTACGGGGCCGGGTTAGAGAGCTATAATACTGAGACTATAGCGGGGCTTGCATGGGTATGGATTATTTTACTAACATCAAATATACTAAACCACCAGCTATTAAACCAGCACCTATTTTAGTAAATTTGTTTTTAGTTTTTAATTTTGTATTTTCTAATTGTAAAATACTGTGTTGGAATTTCCAATCTTTAATTTGTGTTTGTTGGTTAAGCATAATACCTTTGTAGTTATCTTCTTTTTTAACATATAAAGCAATAGTACTATCTTTAACTGCTACTCTATTTTCTGTAGAAGCAATAACACTATCTTTAATAATAATAATTTGTTTAGCACCATCTAATTCTACTAAATCTTTAGCAGCAGATACTAATACTGGTTGAGCTACTGGTAGTGGATTAGTTACTGTGTCTTTAGGGTAGCGTTTGTAAAATGAACTAACTAATTCAACTTCAGAGAATTCATCTATTTTAACTGATTCTACTTCAACGTATTGAACGATAGTTTTAACTTTAGCTTTTTGATGATCAATAACATATTGCAATGAATCATCAATTTGGCTTAAAACAGCAACAGCAGAATCATGTTTTTGGATTTCAACTTCCATTGAATCAACAGCAGCTACTAAACTATCTTGTGTTGCTTTAAATTGATCGGATAATCCGTAATAATCAACTTTATTAACTACTAACCAACCGAATAATAAGATAATGATAATAGGTAAAATGTATTTTTTCATAATTTATTTTTTAATACCAGCGTAATATTGCATTCTTCCTTTTGTCCACTCATCAAGTGGTTCGGTTTCTGTTTCTTCAGGAGCTGCTTTTTTATTTAATTTAGCTTGACGAGATTGAAGATATTCATTTCCTGCTAATAAACCATCCATTTTAGTTTGTAATCTAGCTTTAAGATCACGGAGATTTTGTAATTCATTAGATGGTGTATCTGAAATATCACCTATAGATGGTCTGGAGCGTTTTGTTTTTAATATATCGCTTTTTACTTTAGAGAGACGATTTTCCAAATCAGTATATTGCATAAACGCTTCGTAATCTTCATCAGACATTCTACCTGTTGTTACATCAGCTGTTTCAATTTCACCTGCTTCTGGTTCTTCTTCTCCACTACCCATCATTCTAGCAAATGATGCTTCAATTTCTTCATCGCTCATATCACCTTCAATTCCACCTTCTGGTCCTTCATATCCAGCTGGTGTATCTTCATCATCTCCTGGTTCAGCAATTGTGGGTTGTGGGCGATTAAGGCGAGGGGCTGCTTGTGTTCCTGCAGGTATAATTGTACCATCTGCAACAAGAGCCATAAAATCTGCATTAATAGGATTTTGCTTTCCAACTACTTCTCCTCTTTTATTTATCATAGTATAACCCATTTCTTTGGCTACTTCTGGTTTCCCTATGGGACCATCGGTACTTTGCATAGCAAGAATAATTTGGCGTTTTTTTCCAGTAAAATCCTCAGCATTAACATCGGGGGCTAATTGATATCCTACAGCTACATTCGCCATTTCATCAATTTCACCTTCACCGATTTCTTCTCTGCCAGAAGCTAAATCACCTTTTTTAACCTGTAATGCTTTAATTTCAGCATCAATAGCCCTTATTTTAGCATCTTTAGCAGTTTTTTCAGCAGGAGAAATATCAGCTTCGCTTAATATTTCTTGAATAGCTTCACGAACAATTTTATGTAAATCTGTTTTTTTCATTTTTATCTATTATGTGTATAAATATTATATGTTTTGTAAAATTGTCGCAATACGTTCCTCAGTTGTACCTTCAACACTAATCAAACGCTTTGGTTTATATTCTTCCAATGCCATCTGGATTGCAGTATCTATTTTAACACGATAACCTAAGTCAGTAGTTCTAATACCATTATCTTCTACACTAACACCACGTGGAGATACATAAACAACTAAATCATAATGATCTTTAAGATACATAGCAGCAGTAACAAATGATTGTTTTGCCCAATCATCAATTGATTTTGCTGATAATGTAAATGAACATACATCCCAAATTGTTCTATCAGTAACAATATTTTCCTGTAGTAATTCACTAGCACGCTCAGCTAAAAATATAAATTGACCTGGTAGGGTAGAATCAGTATTTAATGGAATACCTAAATTGCTAAGATATTTACTACGTTCAGTTTGTATAGTATAGCCTTTAAATTGGTCTAACTCACCTAATGCTTTTGCTAATGTAGTTTTACCACATGACATTGTACCAGTTAATCCTATTCTCATTTTTTATTCTTATTATTTATTTTTTTCATTTGACGTGCTGTTTTCTTAATTTGCTTAGTTTCTTTAGCACGTGCTTTAGATGCTTTCTCAGCTCCAGCCTTATATTTAATATCTACAGAAACAGGACCTCGTTTAAATTTATCCAAATCAAAAGTCCATGTTTCTATAGTTTCTTCATCTTCATATACACGGGTAAATTTCATATAGTAAAGATATAATATTAATTCTGCTTAAACTCTAGCTCCAGCAGCTTTACCAGATGCTGTTTTGTAAAACGGTTGTCCGTTAACGTCTTTTTTCTTTTCTTCCCATTGCTCTTTAGTATGTTTAATTCCGAATAAATAATATTCAGCTAAACGTTTATTACCTTGTGGTATTAAAGCTGGCCCTTCCCAGTTGTGAATTTTTCCATTTAGATAGTAGATGATACTACCATCAGCTGACTTCATTTTCTTTACTTCTGACATGTTTGTTTTATTTTAAAAGTGATTCTGCAACATAAATTCCGTGTGCTCCTGAAACTGTAATACCTCTAGCTGATAGAGCATCACCTACAAAGTGTACATTTGGGTACTCATTTAATGATAAGTCTGTGTAATTAACAAGTGGTTCTGGTGATAGGTATTTTACTTCAGGCATATATATACCCCAATCATCCCCCATTTCGGGAAATATAATTTGCATATTAGTAATAAAATCCTCAATATATTGAGCATATTCTTCACCTAATGATTCAAATAAAATATCCATTGTATCTACTTGTACAGCAGATACTGTATTATTTTCTGATGTTGACCCTGGTTTGCGAGTTTTATTTGGTGAATAGTAAGTACCAGTTCCATTAATTTGGAGTTTTTGTACTACATCTCTACTCCATTCAAATGGATCTTCAATACCTTTAATTTCCATTAAGATACCAAAATTGGTCATGTTGTTTCTGAATTC